ATATTCGTGTATCAATACAAAATTATGATGAAGATGAACAGGTCGTAAGGAAAGCTTACGACCTACGTGGATGCGAACAAGACACTATATTTTTAACAAGTAGAGGAGTTTATCGTTTACTTTATAATAGTAAAAAAGAAATAGCAAAGAAATTTCGTAAATGGGCAGGATCTATTCTTGATGATATTATTTTTAATGAATCTGCAGAATTAAAACGTCAATTAGAAGAAAATAAAAAATTATTAGAAGAACAGAAAGAAAAAATAGAAATGTTAGAAAGTAAACCAGAAACAGAAGGGTTTTTTAGGGAATCTGGATATATTTATATTATAAAGGAAACTGTTAAATTTGGTAGATATAAAATTGGTAAATCTAAAAACCCAATAGATAGGATAAGTGGTTTAAATGTAAGTTCAAGTGAAACTAGTTTATTAATAGATAGACAATTTGAAACAATTGATATGGAATCTGCAGAGAAAACTATACATTTAATGTTAAAGCCATATAGAATTAAAAAACGTGCAGAGTGGTTTTTTTTTAAAGATGAAATAGAACTGGATAATGCTATAAATACTATTATTAAATGTTTAAAATTTATAAAACAGTATAGAAATTATGATAATTTTATTGATATAAATAATGAAGAAACAAAGGATGGGTTAAAACAAGAATTTGAGAATGAAATTTCAGAAAAAGAAAAAATTGGAGTTTACAATGGAGTTTTTTGGGAGAAAAAAAGAAATAAATGGAGATCCGAACTTGTAAAAGATTACAAATCTCATTTCTTAGGCTATCACAATACAGAATTAGATGGAGCTAAAGCTTACAATGATTATGCAAGTTATCTAAATATAAATTACAATACAAATTATATATTAAATAAAATTGATGATTATATTCCAAATCCAAGAAATATTCCAGATGATAATAAAAATTTAGTATTAGAAAAAAAATCTTCAAAGTACATTGGTGTACATTATGATAATACTAGACAACATTTTGTAACATCAATGAGATTTAAACTAAATCATATTAATTTAGGTCATCATGATGATGAATTAGAATGTGCTAAAATATATAATCAACAAGCTTTGTATTTTAACAATAATTATGATACAAATTATACATTAAACGAGATTGAAAATTATGTAACTATTGAAAAAAATATATATAATGAATTAAGATCTACTCTTATAGATAACAAGTCAAGTGTATATGTAGGTGTTGTAAAACGTAAAAATGGAAAATTTAATTCACAAATTATATTAAACAAAAAAGTTATACGATTGGGAATTTTTGAAAATGAAATTGATGCAGCTAAAGCTTATGATGAAAAAGCTAAAGAATTAAATATAAAATATAATAAAAATTATAAGATAAATATTTTTAAATTCAGATTATAAAATCTTGCTTCCAAACTTATAATTTAGGCGACTCTGTTTAAATATAAATATTACGATCCCTATTTTTTTTTAATTTATTATCAATAAATATATGAATACTAATACTAATATAAAAAAATATGAAAAGCAAGATTTTGAAAAATTATATAAAGATTATATTACATTACATGAAAATTTTTTAGATTTAGAAAAAAAATATTTAGAATTAAATATGCAACATTCAAATTTAGTAGAAGAATTTAAAGAAAATGTCATTATACAAAGTATGCAAGAAATGAAAGAACGTTATGAAAGAATATTAAAAACATATGTTCCAAAAATAAAACATGATATCTTATCTGAAAAGTATTTGAAATTATTAAAAACTTCTTCTGGATGCACAGTTTTATTAGATCATGCTACAAATTTATTAAGTCGGGCAGAAAAATCATATCCATCTGATTATAGAAATTATATAAATAAGATAAATATAGATATATCTATTGTCAAAGATATATTAGAAGATTCTATTACAAATTATAGTAATAGTTGTAGTTAAAAAAATTTAATTAAAAATTAAAACATGTTTAATTAAATACCTTGCCGTCCAATTAAATGAACAAAACAATTATTGTAGGAATTTCATCAAAGATGGGATGTGGTAAAGATTTTATAACACAAAATCATATTATTCCTTTTTTAGAAAATAAATTAAAAATAAAAACATTACAAATTTCTCTTGCTGATCAAATTAAAATTAATGTAATGACAAAAAGAGGTATTTCATATGAAGATGTTTTTGTAAAGAAAAATAAAATAACAAGAGAACTTTTACAAAAAGAAGGAACAGAACTTGGAAGAGATATATTTGGAAAGGACATTTGGATACAATATTATCAAAATTGGGTTAAAGTTTTAGAAGCAAGAGGTGTAAAAGTAATTACTACATGTGATATTAGGTTTAAAAATGAATTGGAATGGTTTAAATCACAAAAAAATACAGTTTTAATAAGAATACATGCACCTAAAAGAAATCATCAAAGACTTTTACAAGAATCTAATGGAGATGAAAATGTATATAATATTTTAAGTAATCATATTTCAGAACGTGATTTAGATGATATTAAAGATGATCAATTTGATTATATTATAAAAAATGATCCAGAAGATGTTTTGGATTTATCAGATTTATATAAAATGCTATCAAACATTCATATAAATAATTACGAAAATATTTATAATATGATCTAAAATAAACTTTTTAAGAAAAAGTTTAATCAAAAATAAAAAGAGTTTAATCAAAAATAAAAAGAGTTTAATCAAAAATAAAAAGAGTTTAATCAAAAATAAAAAGCTTAGTTTAATGTAAAGCTTTTTTAAAATTCTATATTTTTTGGTAAAGCTTTTTTTTAAAAAGCTTAGTTTAATGTAAAGCTTTTTTAAAATTCTATATTTTTTGGTAAAGCTTTTTTTTAAAAAGCTTAGTTTAATGTAAAGCTTTTTTAAAATTCTATATTTTTTGGTAAAGCTTTTTTAAAATTCTATATTTTTTGGTAAAGCTTTTTTTTAAAAAGCTTAGTTTAATGTAAAGCTTTTTTAAAATTCTATATTTTTTGGTAAAGCTTTTTTTTAAAAAGCTTAGTTTTTCAATAAAGATTCTATATATGTATTTAAACTTTTTTTCAAATCACTAATAGATACTGGTTTAGGTATATAATCATCAAAACCCATTGATAGATATTTTTCTTTATCTTCTCGCAAACAATAAGCTGTTACTGCTATAATATAGGGTTTTATTTTTTCTTGAATTTTATATTCTTTAAGTAATTCCTTTAATACCATATCACCTGTCATTATTGGCATCTTTATATCTAAAATAATTATATCATATATATTTTGCAAAGCTAAATCTAAACATTTTTTACCATTATCAACAAGTTCAATATTTGAAAACCCAAGTTTATTTAAGAAACTTACAACAACCTTTTGATTAATATAAACATCTTCAGCTATTAAAATTCTTACATTATCTTTTAATCCAGATAAATTATTCCTATCGATATATGTATCTAAAGATACACTTGATATATTTGATAATTTATCTGGATTATCATGTAGTGTATTATCACTTTCTTCTTTGATTTTTACTCTTTCTTGTAAAAAATTTATACATAATTTCTTTAAACGAGATTCTTTTACAGGTTTTATCAAGTGCGTTTTAAAATATTTTGATTTGGATACTTCTTTATCACCTAAAGAAGATAACGCAATTAAAGGAAATACTTTATTATTATATTCATTTTGATCTCTTAATTTTTGAGCAAAAAGATACCCATCTATTTTTGGCATACATATATCAATAATTCCTATATCAAAAGGTGTTAAACGTGTAAAATGCAAAGCTTCTTCACTATTACTAAAACAATATGGATTCATACCCCATTTTGTAACCATTGTAGTTAATGATAATCTATTATGTAAAACATCATCTACGATTAAAACATTTGCACCTTTTAATACAGTGTCTGAAACTGTATCTGAACAAATAGATTCTTCTGAACTTTTTATTGTAGGTAATACAAATGAAAATGTAGAACCAAAATTTACTTCACTTTTATCTAACCATATAAATCCATTCATTAGTTCTACAAGTTCTTTACTTATAGCTAATCCTAATCCAGTTCCTTGGTATATTTTAGAAGATGTTTGATTATTTATTTGACTAAATGATTTAAACAACTTTTTTCTTTCTAATTTATGAATACCACATCCCGTATCAGTTATATCAAAGCGAATAAATAAATCATATGATTTTTCAGAATGTTTCTTTTTTATATTATGTACCCTTTTTAGTTTTGTAAAAGTATCTTCATCTATTTCTGTAATATTTAAAAATACATTACCTTTATCTGTAAATTTAATAGAATTACTAATTAAATTTAATAAAATTTGTTTTAATCGATTACTATCTCCTTCAATGTATTCATTTATATTTGAATCTATATTATAAGTATAATCTAATGATTTTTCATATATTTTTGATAAAACTATATCGTTCGTTGATTCAATACATTCAAGTAAACTCATAGATTTTACATCTAATGCTATTTTACCTACTTCTAATTTAGAATAATCTAAAATATCATTTATAATAGTCATTAAATTTAAAGAACATTCCTTTATCATATACATGTAATCTTGTTGATCATTTGATAAACGCGTATCTTCTAATAATGACAACATGCCAATTATACCATTCAATGGCGTACGTAGTTCATGATTCATGTTTGCTAAGAAAATAGACTTGTGATTGTAAGCATCTTCTGCTTTCATGGTCTCATCTCGCAATTTTATTTCTAAAAGTTTATTCTCATTAATATCTTGAATGGTATACATAAATATTTCTTTATTTTTTATAAATGTTCTATTATTCGTAACCCATATATAATCATTTGTATTTTTATTAAAAATTCTAAATGTACTTTCACATTCTTCTTTTTTAAACAAAAAATTTTGACAAATTTCCATCTCTATTTTTTTATCATCAGGATGGATTAATTCAGTCATCTTTTTTAATGTATTTTGACATTTACTACCAATACCACATAATTTTATTATAAATTTATTAGCATAAATACAATTTTTATCAGTGTCAAAACGAAGAATACCAACAGGCAAATTATCTAATAGTAAAGTTAATTCCTTATTATTCATTTTGAACGCGCTCTTACTATAGATCAATAAAAAAATTTTTAATATAGTACAATAAACAGTAAAAAGTGTTCTCTAATAATAATATTATTTAATTAAAATTCGTTCATTTAATTAAATTTATTTAAAGATAAAGGAATGTATAAATATAAAAACCATAAAAAATGGAAATAAGCAAAACACCAGTTGACATAAAAACTCTTATACAAACTAGTACTATTGAAATTTATGATAAAAATAAATTAATAGATAAATTAGAGGAACATTTTTGCGAAGAAGAACAAAAATTGTATGTAGCTAACTTGTTTTTATATTTAAACTATCATCCTGTAAATGATTTTGTTGTAAATTTAGAAAATGTATGGAAATTTATAGGATTTTCAAACAAAGCAAATGGAAAAAGATTATTAAAACAACATTTTATTGAAAATAGAGATTATAAAATAATTTTCATCCGTTCGGATGAGCGCAAAAATGAAGGTGGTACAACCGTCATCCGTACGGATGACGGTAAATTTGGAAGTGAAACTATAATGTTGAATATAAATACATTTAAAAAATTATGTTTAAAAAGTAATACAGATAATGCAGATAAAATACATGATTATTATATAAAATTAGAAATGGTTTATAACGAATTAATGAAGGAACAATTAGAAGAACAAGAGAAAAAAATAAAATTATTGGAAAATAAGCCAAATACGGAAGGATTTTATGCAAAAGATGGTTATATATATTTAACTAAAGATACTTCAAATATAGGTTCTTATAAGATTGGGTTTGGTGAAAATCCAGATACACGTATAACAACTTTAAATATAGGTTCTAGTCAAAAATCACTGGAAATGATTGGTGTATTTAAATGTAACAATATGAAATCTGCAGAAAAAATCATACATGCAATATTAGATCCATTTAAACTAAAAAATTCTAATCAATTTTATACTTTAAATGAATTCTAACCATATTTATATTTATTTAATATTTTTAATAAATATAAATTATTGTATAATACTAATACAATACTAGCATGAAAGGCAATGTAGTATTACCAGAAGGTATAGATTATTCTATATATCATTCTAATCAAGGTATGGCAACTTCAAAATGGGGACCAAATTGTTGGGATTTCTTATTTATTAGTATTGTAGGAAGATATCCTATTAAAATAAAAACAAAAAGTGATAAAGAAATAAAAAAAGCATTTAAAAATTTTTTATCTAATTTAGAAATAGTTTTACCATGTATTTTTTGTAGAAATTCGCTTGGAGTATTTATAAAGGAATTGCCAATTGAACCATATTTAATTGGACGTATTGAATTAATGTATTGGTTATATTTAATTAAAGATAAAGTAAATAAAAAATTAATATGTCAAGAAAAACAATGTTATAAAGATGAAAAGATCAAACTCAAGAAAATGTTTTATGATAAAAAAATATCTGAAAAAGAATATTATGACAAGATAAAAAAGTTTAAAGAAACTACATTTATAACATCTCCTACACCATTATTTAAAGAAATCCTTGACAAATATGAAAAATCGAGGGCTGTTTGTTCAAAAAAAGCATTGACATGTATTTTACCAAAAAATAACAATACATCATCGTAAATAAATAATAAAAAATTGATAAAAAATAAAATATATAAAAACGTTTATATGGATTATAATAAATTATCAAAGGATTTAGAAGATTTAAATATAGACAATTCTTGTAAAAAAATATTAGATATATATTATTGTATTGATTTAGACAAATTTCAAGATATAGATAACATTATAAAATGTTTAGAAACATATATAAATGTAATTTACAAAGAATATAAACTAAATATCTT